CACGTCCGGCACAGTCCGCGACGTGCTCGAAAGTGGCGCGCCACTCGACGAGTATCTTCTGCGTGCGATCACCGTCGCCATCGCCCGTGCTCGGTAGCCGGATCTGGATCCCTCCAAAAGAGGCCGCAATCAGCGGCCTCTTTTGCTTTCCCCCGCTGATATATTGCTCCGTGTCCTTCCCTAGGGTCTCTGCCATCGCCCGCAAGCTCGGTCTCCCTGCGCCCGAACGCGAGTACCGCTTCGACCCCAAACGCCGCTGGCGATTTGATTTCGCATGGCCGGGTTTGAAGGTCGCCGTCGAGATTGAAGGCGGCGTGTGGGTGCGCGGTCGCCATGTGCGACCTGCGGGATACCTCGGCGACCTGGAAAAGTACAACCGAGCTGTCGTGCTCGGTTGGCGCGTGCTGCGTTATGCACCGCATCAGATTGGCCAGTTGGAGCATGATCTACATGCCTTGCTTGACGCAAGCGAGCAAACCGAGTAGCATTGCTCCCGTTCATCTCTTTTCTCCCGGTTAGCAGCTCGCAGTAACCCTGCGAGCTGCTAACCGTTTCCACTGCTTGACGTTTGCGGTCCACCTGTAATACAGGTAGAATCAGGGCATGGATATCACACAGGTTCAAGCTTTTATCAGATACATCGCCGAACTGTCTGAGGTGCAGTTCATCGCCGCGTCAATCCTGGTCAACACCTCGCTCGCTGTGGCCGCTAGCATCCGCAACGATGACTTCCACCTGCCGGCGCTGGCTAACTTCCTGTGGCGCCATCTGTTGCCATACGTCGTCGTTTACGCCAGCATCCGCATCGCCGCCGATGAGCTCGGGTTGCAGGCCGTGGCCACCGCGACCTGGTTCATCATCGAAGCGGCAATGCTCGGTCGTATAGCTTCGAGTCTGTACGAGCTGGGTATCCCAATGCCAGATGGCCTAGCCAAGCTCCTGAAGAAAGATCACTGATGCGCATGGATGCGTTCTCGGCGCTGTTTGCTATCTCTGCTGTGCTTCTGGCCGCAATGACGGCCAAGCAGGCCGCGGAGATTCGCGCGCTGCGTAACGAAATCCAGCAGCTTAAGCGTGAGCTAGAGCGTCACCAGCGCGCGTTTGAGCTACTAGAAGAGGCGATGGAGTCGTTCAAAGCATGTCGCTGACCTGGACGAATGAGCGTGTCAGGCCCGCGGCCTAAACAAATGAGCGACGAGACACGTAGCAATACAACCGAGAACAACGCAGGGAAAAGGCCCGGCGGAATAACGGGAAAGGGATTCGTTAAGGGTGACCCGCGGATCAACCGCAAAGGTCGCCCGCGAACCTTTGACCAGCTTCGCCGGCTTGCCATCTCGATTCTGAGCGAACCAGCAAAGGGCGCTGACGGGCAGTCCATTGTTATTGACGGGCATATCGCCACGAATGTCGAACTCATTCTCCGCTCTGCGATGAAACATCCGCACTTCGCGCGCTGGTTAATCGAGGTTGCATTTGGCAAGCCGCAAGAACGAATCGAGATAACAGGACGCGAAGGCGCACCATTCAAAGTACAGGCTTTTGACTACTATGCTGCCATTGCCGACATTACGTCCAGACCAGAGTCGGATCGCGGAGAGCGAGGCTAATCTAAAAGTGGTGTGCACTGGTCGTCGCTGGGGTAAAACGACCATGTGCGGCACGGTTGCGCTTGCGTGTGCCAACAGAGGAGCATCAGTCGCGTGGGTTGCGCCCACGTATCGCAACTCTCGCCCGCTATGGCGGTTTGCCGAGCGCATGACCGCGCCTGTTGCAAACCGGCTGCTTATCCGACGCGCTGAGCGCACAATCGAGTTCCCGTCCGGCGGTTCCCTGAGCATCTATTCCGCCGATTCTCCAGATTCGATCCGCGGCGAGGCGTTCGATCTGGTCATCGTGGACGAAGCAGCGATGATGGACGAGCGTGTCTGGTACGACGTGCTTATGCCGACGTTGGCTGATCGGCGGGGACGCGCAATGCTCATCAGCACGCCGCGCGGTCGCAATTGGTTCTGGCGCGAGTATGAGCGCTGCAAACAAGAGAGCGCAGCGTGGCGCGCGCCTAGCACCGACAATCCGCTACCGAGCATCCGTGAAGCTGCGGCGCGCGCGCGCGAACTCGTGAGTGATCGCACCTATCGGCAAGAGTGGCTCGCTGAGTTCGTGGACGAGGCCGGTGGCGTGTTCAGGGGCGTTCGCGCGTGCGTTCGTGCTGTTGAGCCGCGCGGTCCTTTCGCGCTGGGCGTGGACATCGGGCGAGATGAGGACTACACCGCCGTGGCCGTCTTTGACGTTGGCCAATCGGCTGTGCTGCGAGTGGAGCGCTGGCGACATGAGGATTACACGCGCACTGTTCAGCGCATCGCGCAGATCGCGCGCGAGTGCCAAGCAATCGAGGTCGTCGTGGAGCAGAACGCTGCCGGCGCGCCGGTCATGGACTACCTTGCGTCTCAAAACGTCCCGGTTTTAGGCGCGACGACCACTGCCAGCACTAAGCGTGCAATCATTGAGCGTCTGGCTTGGGCGATTGAACGTGGCGAGATAGCGCTGCCGGACGATGACTACGTGCTCACGGAGCTGGAGCAGTTCTCGCAACAGCGACGCAAGGATGGAACCTATGAATACAGCGCTCCTCCCGGCATGCACGACGACTGCGTGATGGCTATTGCGTGGGTGTACTCGCGCGCCGCCGGCAGGGGCGGTGCGATTGCCGAAGCAATATGGTGAACATCAAGACGGCGTACGGGACGACCAAGGCAATTGATGCCGTGGGCTACGTGACTCGCCCACAGTCACACTCTTTGCACGCCTACGTCATGCGATGCATCACCCTGCGCGCGAATGCCGTCGCGTCTCTCTCTTTCCTGCGTGGCGAAGAACAAGCGCCGTTCCCGTCGCGCCTGTACTATCTTTGCGAATCGTCGCTGTGCGTCGCCGGCGCTTTTTGGATCGAGCGCGCGACCATGCGCGTGCTCAACCCGACCGCGATGCGCGTGGAAGGGGACGCGGCCAGAGGAATTACTGCGCATGTATGGCAGAACGGCCAGTTCACGCGCCGTTACTTGCCTGACCAGGTGATTTACGCGCACACCTGGTCGCCGACGAGCGACATCGGGCCGGGGCTTACGCCGCTGAAGGTCGCTGAGACCAGCGCAGCTACCGCGCTGGCCGCCGAGCAGTTCACGCGCGCCTTCTTTGAGCAGGGTGCACTTCCACCACTCATCATCACGCCGGAAGAAGGCGCGCTGACCGACGCAGACGCCGAAGCCTTGCGCACGACGTGGCAGCGTCTCACGTCTGGCGTGCGTAATGCATGGCGTGCGCTGGTGCTCAGGCGCAACATGCAAATCCGACCGCTGGACATCCCGGCGCTTGATAAACTCGCAATGTCACAGGTTGACGAGATGGCGTTAAGGCGCATTAGCGCAGCGTTCGGCGTTCCTGTGACCATGTTGACCGATGCTGCGAACTACGCCACCGCCGCTGAGCACCGCATCTCGTTCTGGCGCGATACGGTGTTGCCCGACGCAGAGTTGATCGCAGAAGCACTAGGGTTGACGATCAACTACGACGACATTGAAGCGCTGGCTGAGGACGTAGGTGCGCAGCGCAAGAGCGTGATTGACCTGTATCAGGCCGGCCTTGTGACGCGCGAAGAGGCGCGCCAGATGCTGGGCTTTGAGACAGAGCAGCCGGTTGACGCCGCGACGCAATCCGCGCTGCGCGAACTTGACCAGTGGCGACGCAAGAGCGAGGCGCGCAAGACGATGCTCGCTGATTTCTCGCCGCGCGACCTGCCGGATGCGTGGGTTCGCGCGGTCAGGTCACTTGCCGACCTTGGCCATTCGCCGTTTGCCTTCGCGCGCTTCATCGAAGCGAAAGCACGCCAGGCAGAACCGCCGCTCGACCGCGAGCGCGAGCAATTGGCTGCGCAGATGCTTCAGGTGCTTGAGGACTCAATCTCACTAGACGACCTGAGCTACGACGAGCAGGGCTTCGAGAAGAAAGCGCGCGCCTATGCCGAGTCTTTGTTGCTCTCTGTTGCCATCGATCAAGCCACCGCTGCGATGCTTTCTTCTGCGGCCTTTGCTGATGTGGAGCGTGCGTACGACTTCGCCTCGCGCTGGGCGAAGGACTATAGCTACGAGCTTGTGCGTGGAATCAACGAGACCACGAGAAAGCGGCTCAGCGAGCTATTCACCCGTTCGCGCGCCGAGGGCTGGACGCGCAATATGCTCGTTGACCGAATCGCGCGCGTGTTTGGTCCGCAACGCGCGGAGATGATCGCCACAACTGAGGTCACGCGCGCTTATTCGCAGGGAACAGACATCGCAAGGCAGATACTTGACGAGTCCGGCTTATCGCTCGTTCATGTGTGGCACACCGCCGCTGACGAGCGCGTATGTCCGATATGCGCACCGCGCGATGGGCGCGAACAAGGCGATGGCTGGGATGAACTGCCGCCGGCGCACGTCAGTTGCCGGTGCTGGACGACGCTAGAACAACCAAGGGGGCGTCGAAGATGAGCAAAACTATTGTTCGCTTAAATCTTCCGCGTGTGTTTCGCGGTCAACTAGACCTGACGCCAGCGTTGCTCTTCCTTGGCTACAGGCTGCGCGACAATGTGAACGTGTATCCGCCTAAAAGCCAAAGAATGCGCATTCGATGGAAGAGCGAGCGCCAGCGCAGATACGTGCTGGCCAACGTCAGGCTGCCCTACCGCAGAACCGGTTGGCTTGCAAAGCAATGGTTCGTCACGCCGACCAGCAGTGCACAAGTGGTTGTTAGGAACAAAGCGCGCTATGCCGCGTTCGTGACTGGGAAAGCGCAACAGCCGTTCCACCGAGATCGCGGCTGGAAGCGCGCGGACGAAGAAGCAAGTAAACTGGTTTACAATCGCACCGTGATGCGCGAGTTCTCGCGCATCATCGAGCGGGAGCTGAAGAAATGAGATTCACGCTTGATACTGACCTTCCTATCATCGAGCGCAGCGAGTGGGACGGCGACGCCGCGCGTGAACGCATCCTGGAATGGGCCGGTTACGAGACCGGCGCAGATGAGGACATGCGCAATGAAGCGCTCGAGCGCGCTGCGCGCTTGTTTTTGTTCAGGCGCGAAGAGTCTGCGACGAAAGATGATTTGGTCGCCCCTTGTGGCGACATCGTGGACGCCAATCCGCGGCTGGTCACATCCGGCATGCGCTTTGCGCTGGCTGCCGTGAATGGCGCGCGCGGTGGAATTGACGCGCCAGAAGAGCTACTCGCCCAGGCGCGCAAGGTGCTTGAAGAACTGCTGAGTAAGCAGGAGCAGGAGATGGAGACGCGCTCGTTCGCCGTGAAGGTGTACGAGGATGAGGGAAGGTTGTACGCAGAAGGGTACGCGGTTGTGTTCGGCGGGCGCGACCTGCACGGCGAGCACTTCACGCGCAAGACCGACTTCGGGTCGGAGCT